ATAGTTGGTTCGCTCTTCACCTATGGTACACTTGCTTCCGTTGGCTCGCTCTCCTGGTATGGTACTCTCCAGGTGATTGGCTCGCTCTTCTTCTATGGTACATTCTGCATTCTTGGCTCACTCACGTTTTATGGTACTCTCCGTTGGGATGGCTCACTCGTACAGGATGGTACACTCAGTCAGGATGGCTCGCTCACTTTGTTTGGTACTCTCTGTCAATATGGCTCGCTTCATTCGTATGGTACATTCGTGCGTCATGGCTCGCTTACACTTTATGGTACTCTTCAGGCTGTTGGCTCACTCCGCGGGTTTGGTACTCTTTGGTCTTGTGGCTCGCTTCCGTTCAATGATACACTCGACCAGGATGGCTCGCTCACCTCATATGGTACTCTAACCAGTTATGGCTCGCTCTTCGACGATGGTACACTCCCAATACGTGGCTCGCTCTCATGATATGGTACTCTTCGAAGACATGGCTCGCTCTTGTGGGCTGGTACACTCGGTCGGGGTGGCTCGCTTCCTATGGTACACTCTATGAACATGGCTCGCTCAAGTTTCCTGGTACTCTTCCCCGCGCAGGTTCGCTCACCATTTATGGTACTCTTTCCCATAGTGGCTCACTCTTCTCGTATGGTACACTCTGGCATGTTGGTTCGCTCGCAGTCTATGGTACTTTCTGCATGGGTGGCTCGCTTTCATCATATGGTACACTCAGGTGGGGTGGCTCGCTCTGTCTTATTGGTACACTCGACGCTTATGGCTCGCTCACGCACTATGGTACTCTCGTGTCGATTTGGCTCGCTCTCTGACTCTGGTACACTCACGCTTACTGGCTTACCAAGTTCCCCACTCGGGCGGTGGTTCGATCTTATCGATGTGCCCGAGGTGGGTTATTGGGAAAGGTTGTGGAGCATCTTTCCCAAACTCTAGCTTGTACCACACCTGATGCAAGTGGGACAAGAATATCTTAGTAGCGTACCGACGACTACGAGCATCTATCTGTGCAGGAGGCAATTTACCTGTAAGAAGATGCTTGCGTGTTTCCGTAGGTTTCTTATAGCGTGGCAAGAGTTCCCTAGCAGTCTGTGCGTTGCCGCCGTTTTCGTTGCGCTTGATTTCATATTCCTTGCGCACCTCATAGATCTTGCCGTAATAGCATTTGTCGTTGTTGTGGAATTTCATAAAGCATTGACCGATATGCCAGCACAGGGTTTTCAAACCAGCATTCCAAGGGCGCTTTTCACCCTCGCCCCATTTGTCTGTGGGATCCAACCCGGCAAAGCGCCAGATATGCCCGGTGGAGGGGCAGACTTTGATGTCGATATGGGCTATTAATCCGGCCGATATTACTGGCCCAATCCCAAAAATGTTCTTCATGCGACGGCCAATTTCTTTGCTGTCGCTATACCGGTCAAGTGCACTACGGAGGTTGCGTTCCAGTACATCGCTCTGTACTGCCAACCAGTTCAGGATTTCGTGTGGTTCTACCACTTCTTCAGTGGTCATAGACCGGATTTGGTTATCCGACCGTTTGCGCATTTCCTGCATGATGTAATAGCTATCAACAAGGAAGCGTGCTTCCCTATCTGATAGTGTTACCGCCGCTGTCCGTAAATCACGGGACAGCCGTTCTACAGATTCTATGTCCATTACCATTCTCCTTTCATCGGAACATATACTCCATTACGCTCTACTAATTGAACCGGGTTCATACCCGGTCCGACACTACGTTCTGTGCACGCCCGCACGCGCGGGGGTCGTTTTACCCATAATTTCCGACCAATGAACGTGCCTAGCTGGATTGTTAACACGCATATCCAAAACAGGCCCACTATGATTTGAGCTGCTAATTGAATTAGTAGCCCGATCAATATCAGGGTTTCGCGTGCTAGTAGAACTAGCAGCACTCCCAGTATAAAAAAGAACACCAAGGTCATAGTATCACCTATTCGGTGCCCCCACTTTCGCAGGGGGCTCGCGGCTTAGTCAGAATCCTTTCAGGTATCTCCACTGCCACAGGAACTGTCCCACTATGGGGGCACCACGACAGGGCCTTACTGAAATCATAGGCGGACATTCCCTAAACTGCCGGAGTTACTATAACCGCGACCACCGGCTGCGCGGTGCTCTTATCGAACTTAACCATGCCCTAATTATACTTTACAGAAACAAGGAAAGCAATGCTCTTGTTTTATTTTGTTTTTCCGATTATTTCGTTCAGTTCTGCTAGGGTTTTGTCTGGAGAACTGGCGACTGCACTGATTTTGCATTTTCCTGGGAATCGTATATCAAAATCCTTTATGTGTTCTAACCATGATTGGATCAATTCATCAGGAAGTTCTGTTATCGTCAGGATCTTCAACTTCTGCCTCCACTTTTCCTGTGCCCTCACAATGAGTGCATGGTGTAATGTCTGTAATGATAAAATTATGGGAAGTGTCCATTGTTATTACTTCACCTTCACCCTTGCAACATGGACATGTGACCTTTGGCATTATCGTCCTCCCTTCAGATGTATACTGTGATACCATTCTAATTTTGAAACAGTATCACGATAGCTCTTGTTTCCTGGAATTCCAGACAAGATTTTTAATAGCCGGTTGATTTGCATATCGGTAATACCGACCGCTCGAAATGCTTCATACATCTGTAGTGCAGTGTCATCTGATACAACCATAGTACCTCCTATAAAGTTGGAGCCTCCCCGTTCCGCTTACCTGCGGTCTTAAAGCGTAGGGGGAGGCCCCTGGAGTGGAGAGCACGCCACTCCCGCACAGAACCATGACAGGGGTCAGGAGTCCCGTGCGTTTTCTTTTTCGACCATACCACCTCCTACAGCAAATCGAGGCAGGAACCGTTTTAAAGATCCATCGAGGATATCGAGGTGGTTATGAATTCCTAGAATATCATGCATGAAATTAAAGTCACTTGCTTCTAAAAGATGCTTTAGATGCAATGGTTTGATTTCGAAGTGAACAATCCTTAATTCTGATTCTATGTATGATGATTGAACATCACGACCATACTTCTTATACATGCGCGCGGCGCGCTCAGCAATTTGTTGTATGAGGCTGTTTTCTTCCCGGATGTTTGCCATCGTTGGTTCCTTAATTATGTTGCGAGCCCTGGAGTACGGGGGGCGTATTTTCCAGGGCTCGCAGCCAAACGGAGTCAGAGATGTGGGTGCTGTTCCGTTTAACCATAAAAGTTTACAGCGTTGATAACCGGATGGCAATAATCTTTTGCGGTGGGGGCTTGTAAAATGATACAACATGTGGTACTGTCTTTTCCCCAACGGACGCAGTGCCAGGAGCCACGTCTCGTTGGCTTAGACCTCTACCTACAATCAGGAGGTCTGTTCTTCCCCTTGCCACATGCCCGATCCAGTAGAAGGCGAAATTCTTGGGCCTGAGCATGACTATAACAAAGATGACCTTTCGCCCAAAGAATTTCTCTATGCAGTTTATCGCGATAAGAAATTGCCTATGTCCGTGCGGATTGATGCGGCAAAGGCGGTCGCTGTGTATGAGCATCCTCGCCTCCAGCAAGTAGCGAGTGATGTTACGGCAGGAGTTAAACTCATAATTGAAGGTGGACTCCCACCTCTTCCGGGCACTAACATAATAATGCCAGATGTGGAGAAGTAATTCCGTGGTTAATCAGACTCCCAACCTGCTCTGATCACGGTAGTTCGTAGCCCCAACTTTCCCCACCAGCCCTCCCCCCCGACCCGGCGAGTTGCTGCTACGAATACAGGGAAGCCGGGAACGCGAACCCGGCTTCCCAACCAAAACATGACAATACAACTTCCAATCCCACTACAAGGACAAAGAATTATTAGTCTGCCTCGCTTGCATCCTGGGCAGATAGAAGCTTTCCTAATGTCTGCTCGATTTAGAGCATTGCGTTGTGGGCGACGGTGGGGGAAGACTAATTTCTTAAAAGCTGTCGCCTGTGACTTCGCAGCGAAAGGTGCCCAAGTTGGATGGTTTGTCCCTAACTACCGCTATGCCTCGGAGGCGTATAGTGAAAACGAGGTTACGCTAGAACCCGCCGTTCGAAGTTCCTCACGCAACTTGGGCACCATTCATACAACCTCTGGTGGACGAATTGAACTCTGGACTCTTGAGGATGAAAAGGCTGGTCGTTCCCGTCGTTACCATCTGGTGATTATTGATGAAGCCGCTTTCACTAAGCCGAATGCTATCGCCATCTGGGAGAAAGCTATTAGGCCAACGCTGCTGGACTTCCGTGGCGCTGCCATCGTTGCATCAAACACTAATGGGATCAACGAGGATAATCTTTTCTGGCGCATCTGCAATTTGTCAGAGTACGGATTCAAAGAATATCACGCACCGTCACATAACAATCCGTTCCTCCCAGCCGATGAACTCGAGCGTCTTGAGCGCGACAACCACCCCCTCGTCTATGCCCAAGAATACTTAGCAGAATTTGTCGATTGGTCAGGTGAAGCATTCTTTAGCCTGAACAATTTGTTAACCGAAGGCAAGCCAGAACCATTTCCTCAGCGGTGTCTTTATGTTTTTGCAACGATGGATACTGCTGTTAAGACTGGTAAAGAAAATGATGGTACGGGAGTTATCTATTGGGCATATGAAAGACTTGGTGAGGAGAAGTGGTTAAAGATTATTGATTATGAATATTTGCAGATTGAAGGTTCTTTGCTTGAAACTTGGCTTCCTGTAGTTTATCAGAACTTAGAAGAATATGCGAAAAAATGTGGTTCAAGGCTAGGACACCGAGGGTGCTTTATCGAAGACAAGGCCAGTGGGTCGATTCTGCTACAGCAAGCACGACGCCGGATGCTAGTCGTCAGCGAAATGCCGCAAAAGCTCACGCAGCTTGGAAAAGCGGAGCGAGCGATAAACGTCAGCGGGTACGTGTTCCAAGGCAAAGTCAAACTTCTGGAAACGGCGTACGATAAAGTGCTTTCATATAAGCAAGTCACAAAAAATCATCTACTTGGGCAAGTGCTAGGGTTCCGTGTAGGTGATGTTGAAGATCGAGCAGATGATCTGTTAGATGCCTTCACATACGGTATCGCAATTAGCATGGGAAATTGGGAGGGATTCTAATGACCGCGATAACTGTAGATGAAACCTCGCGCGGACAAATTGTTGCGACAGAAAATATGTTGACGAGTATTACACTAAAGTCGGTCCCTACACAATATGGAAATGATTATATCTGTTTGGTTAATCAATTTCTGGTGCAAGATGAAGATGGTAATCCTGTTGTAGTAGAAGAAAATGTATTGTTTAATCTTCACATTGCAACATCTCACGTGAGCGTTGACAGCAATCTCATGTCTGGTGGCAGAATGCGTTTTGCAAATCTCGTAGTTAAAGAAATTCCTCCTGGAAGTAGTTTTGAAGTTGAATACGAACCCATCCCAGCACCCCCAACTCTAACTTCGATTTCACCGGATACTGCTGTGTCCGGTGATCTTGATTTTACGCTTTCTTGTATTGGCACAGGATTTGATGCCAATACAGTTATTAGATTTGGTGATTTTGATGAACCAACAACTCTTGTTTCCGACACTGAAGTGACAACGGTAGTGAAACCTTCGTTGTTTGCGCCAGCCACAGTTCCTGTCGTCGTACATGAGGGTCCGTTTAATACGGATCCTATTGATTTTACCTTCACAGAACCTGTGGTGGAATAAGATGGTTGCCTACGTTGTTGATAGTACCAAAGTTGGAACGGCTCTGGTGTCGGCAGCCGGAGCTATAACTTCTATTACTGTTGCTGCGGTGCCAACAACTACAGATAAGGATACCCAGGTCCGTATTACAGATGGCCTTGGAGGTCGTACTTTGGTCGCAGCTACTATATCTGCATTAGCTGCTTTGTTTGAACCAAGGCCAGGAGTTCCTCTAACTCCAGGATTAACTGCTCCAACTTTTCCTAGATCATTGTTTACTGGTTCACAAGCATTTGCAAATGGTCTCTATGTTGCGAGTTGTCCAACAGGAATGTCTTTTACAGTGAATGCATAAATGACCTCTATCCCATCTGGTTCAATTGATACAACTCCTGGCAATGCTTTGCAGGAGCTTCTGGTAGCTCCCGATATTGTCCCTGGAGATGTCGTGAGCTACCAGACTTGCAAAGAAATCTACTTATATCATCCATTGGGAGCACGCATTACCGAAGGTCCTGTAAGTCTTGCAATGTCGCAAAAGCGCGATATCAAGGTTCCAGACAGTCCCGGTGAATTATGTGTAGATGCCTTTAATGAGGAATGGAAGGCTCTTGGCTGCGATTTTCTTGTTCATAATCTACTTACTATTAGTCGGATTTATGGCGTGGCTAGTATCGCCCTATTGATTGATGGGTTGAAAAGCAATGTGCCAATCGACTATTGGGAGTTACCTGATCTTAATGTTTCTTTCAATGTACTTGACCCTCTTAATACTGCTGGTAGTCTGGTCCTCAATCAAAATCCTAATGCTATCGATTTTTTGAAATATACTCAGATTGCAGTTAGCGGGACTGCGTATCATCCCTCGCGTACTGTAACGGTAACGAATGAAAAGCCTATTTATCTGGGTTATACTACCTCTGCTTTTGGCTTCGTTGGGCGCTCAGCTTATCAACGCGCTTTTTATCCACTGAAATCTTACATTAAGAGTTTGATTGCTGATGATTTGGTTGAAACGAAAGTTGGTGTCCTCGTAGCGAAGACGAAACAACCCGGTAATTTCGTCGATAATATCATGGCCTGGGCGATGGCGTTCAAGCGTGCCATCGTAAAAGAGGCAGAAACTGGTAACGTAATCAATATTACACCTGAAGAAGACATTGAATCTCTTAATATGCAGAATTTGGAAGGCCCGCACGTTCTTGCTCGTAGAAATATCTTAGAAAATATCGCGAATGCAGTTGACATGCCCGTAAAACTCCTCACCCAGGAGTCGTTCGCAGAGGGGTTTGGGGAAGGTTCGGAGGATGCGAAGGCGGTAGCGCGATATATGGACCGACTACGGGAGGTCATGGATCCAGTATATCGGTTTCTTGATCGTATCGTAATGCACCGCGCCTGGACTCCTGCCTTCTTTAATAGTATAAAGAAACAATTTCCAGAAAAATATGATGGAATGTCTTATAAAGAAGGATTTTATGAATGGGCTAATTGTTTTCAAGCTGTGTGGCCTTCTTATTTACGTGAACCTGATTCTGACCAAGTTAAGGTTGATGATACTAAGATGAAGGCTGCTATTTCAGTTTATCAGATTTTGGAGTTTTCACTCGATTCTGAAAATAAAGCTCGTTTAATTCAATGGATTGCAGACGCAATTACGAACAACAAGCTTTTGTATTCTAGTCCGTTAACTCTTGACTATAAGAAATTGCTGACACAATTGAAAAAAGATCAAAAAATGCGTGAACAGCAGCAAGAAATTGGCATGGAACCGGATGATCCTAGGCCAGAACTTCCAAAAGTTAAGATGGCAAGAGCAGATTCGCGTGAAAAAAGCGTAATTCATTTGCTTGAGCACCTTAGCAATGTCCCTAAGTAGTGAAATTGGAAGATCTTTGGCTTATTTGCGGAAAAAATACAAGGTTTCTGAGCGGGATCTAGTGTCTTTAGCGAAAAAGTTGTCACAAACAGAAGAACAAGAAGAAAGTTGGGAAGAAATCACCCAAAACTATCTAAAACATAGAAAAAACAGGAAAAGGTAAGAAATTGCCTTCATAAGAAGGGGTGTGGTAAAGTAAAAATGCCCCCACTGAACAGAACTCACTTACCTGGGGCGAATGCACCTGAAATCTTCACAAAAGGAGTATCTTATGACTGGTATTCTAGCATACATCTTCCCGGTTGGTGGTGGACCGGTTGATCCTGGCTTTGGCGTGCCCGGATGGCCTGCTCATCCGATTGCGCCGGGTGGTCAGCCGCCCGGTATCTGGGGCGGCCCTGGATCGTTGCCACCGTGGGTGATGCCACCTATTGCTCCTGGTGGTATGCCTCCGGGCATCTGGGGTGGTCGTCCACCGTCTTATGTTGATATCGGACTTCCTGGTCCGCAGCCAGTACCTGGATGGCCTCCAGTCATAATGCCACCGATCTACTATCCTCCTGGCGGTGGTGGTTCACCTCCGGGCATTTGGGGCGGCGCTGGATCGTTGCCACCGTGGGTCATGCCACCAATTTTCATCCCGATTCCTCCGGGAGAAAAGCCTCCGGAGCCCGGTAATGGCTTGACACCATCACATCCAATTGTGATCCCACCTCCGGCGGGTGGTGGTGGCGGTGATAAGCTGTTGGTGCATGTCTATATCCCGGGAGCCGGTGGAGTCTGGTTCCTAGTTGAAGGTCCACCGCCAGCTCCGACACATCCGATTGTAGAGCCGTCACCTCCGGCACAGCCGAAGCGTGGTGGGTGAGGAAGTAATATTTCGACCACAGTGAGACCTTTCCCACCTCACTGTGTAAACTCGATGGGTCACGGAACGCCCTTAATCCCGCTGCAAACGGCTATCCGTGACCCCTTTCCCCGGAGGTCAAAATGCCATTGACTGAAAAGGGTGAAAAAATTAAATCTGCGATGACCAAGCAATATGGTCCCGAAAAAGGTGAACAAGTTTTCTATGCTTCCAAGAACGCAGGGCGAATTACCGGGGTAGATGATTTTCAACATATGGGGTTCACTGGTGGTGAAGCCAAACCGATTAAAGATTTGATTTCTGAATGTGATGCGCTTGCAACCCGGTTAGATGCTTTTGAAAAACGCAAATCAATGCGTAAGCCTGAACAAGTTAAGCCGAGGACCAAAGACAATATGCAGCCATCTATGCCCCACCCTAAGGAACCGGGTGGATGACCAAAGCGGCAGGGATCTTGTTTAAATCCCCAGAAGGTCGTGTTTTGCTTTGCCGTCGTACTGATGGGTTGGGATGGTGTACTCCAGGTGGTGTACAAAAAGATGGCGAAACAATTGAATCCTGCGCCGTTAGGGAGTGCTTGGAAGAAACGGGGTTTCTTACCGGTCATGCAGGAAGATTGCTTTGCCGTCGAGTTGCAGATGATGTTGATTTCACCACTTTTATTTACGATTGCGATGATGAATTTGTCCCTAAACTAAATCATGAACATGATGCTTTTGTTTGGATAAATCCTGATCATGCTTCTAGCATGAATTTGCATCCTGGTATAAACATTGCCCTGCGCAAAATGAAGGGCATGAATGAATTACAGCTTGCAGAGGCTATCAGGGACGGGGAGCTGGTTTCTCCTCAATATATTGAAAATGTTATGCTAGTGGATATGCGAATCAGTGGTACAGGGTTCAGCTTTAGACCCAAGCTCAATGAGTGGGTATATCGCCGTGACACCATATATCTTAGCCCTGAATTTGTTAATCGATGTAGCGGAATTCCAGTTATTTTGGACCACCCAAGCACTCAGATTCTTAATTCTGATGAATTCTCCAAGCGAGTCGTTGGAACAATGTTTCTACCATATGTTAAGGGAGATGAGGTCTGGGGAATTGCCAAGGTTTATGATCGTAGGGCACAGATAGCATTAAATGACTTTGATCTTTCTACTTCACCTAGCGTAGTATTTAGGGATACGAGTGTAAATTACAATATCGAAATGGATGATGGTAGTAATTTGCTGGTCGAAGGAAATCCAAGTTTTGTGGACCATTTGGCAATTTGCGAAAAGGGTGTGTGGGACAAAGGCGGCGATCCTTCTGGAATTCGAATTGATTCCCAGGCAACTGGTGAACCCAGGGAAAAGGTTGTCACCGCAAAGCCAGATCAAGGTGGTATTCTACCAGAGCCACCTTTGCCGATTGGTGGATCTAATGATGTTCCTGCTCCACCGATGCAAAGTATTCCACCCGGTCTAGTTGGTTTGGCAGATAATCTTGGCCGACTTACCGATAGAATTGAGAAATTCATGACTCGGCGAGACCTGATGGTCCGTTGAACCGCGCGATGAGCGCATAGTGTAAGCTGCAATATAGGAGTCTTACGATGCCCACTACCGCAGCAGACGGCAGCGTCAGCGTGGATTCATTGCTCGCCGACGCCATTTCGAAGATGGATGCGCTCACCAAGCGCATGGATGCCCTGGAGACCGGCGAAAAGCACGGGACTCCGATCAAAGGAGACGACGATGACGATAAAAAGTCTAAATCGGATAGTAAGGCAGCGTCGTCTCGCGGCGACGACGATGACGATGAACGCCGAAAGGACAGCGGCGGGAAGGCCGACGGTTCGACAGCTCCCAAGACTAAGATCCTTGACTCAGAAAAAGCTGATGCAAAGGCAGATGCAGGCTTCCCTCCGTCCAAGATGAAAAAGGACGATGATGGGGAGCTTGAAATCAAACATGGCAAGGAAAAGTCCGATGCTTTTCCGCCCAAGAAAAAGGACGATGCTGCCAAGGCCAAGTCCGACGACGATGATGACGACAAAAAGGACGACGCGGCCAAGGCAAAGTCCGACGACGATGATGACGACAAAAAGAAGAAGGACGACGCTGTGAAGGACGACGCCATTTCTGGTCTGCGCAGGCAAATTGCAGACCAGCAATCTGTTATTGAGCGGCTGCAATCGCTCATTAAACCTCGTTCCGATGATGAACATGCTCAGTTTGCAGAGGCTCAGTCTCGGGCTGATGCCGTGTTCAATGGATTTGGGCAGCGTGCCCCACGTCCGCTTGATGGTGAGGGTATCCTCGACTATCGGAAGCGGCTGGCAACGAAGCTGAAAAATCATTCGGCGATTTGGAAGGGTGTGAAACTTTCCGTGTTGCCGGAAGAGGCTTTTGGCATTGCCGAAACCCAAATCTATACAGATGCGACAACCGCCGCCACCAATCCTGTGGATCTGGAAGCAGGTGAATTGCGCATGGTCACGAAGATCGACCCCGCGACCGGTGTGCGCTCGAACGTCTTCTATGGTAAGGAGTCGTTCGTGAAAGCGATGGGTCGTCCGGGCCGTAGGGTTGCGTCTTTCCGCACCCTTGCTTCCCAGTAACCCTTCCCGCACTCTAAAGAAGGACCATTCGCTATGGTTTCACTGAACCCCTATGTCCAGACCAATGCGGCTGGAATGTTCACCATTGAATCCGATGGATTCATTGTGGGCACTGCGATGCCTGACCCGGCAGCTCGGTTCGCGCTTTCTGGTGGGTGGCTTGCACAGACCGAAACTCTCCCCATGTTTGGTGGAGTGGCTATTGGTGAAAGCATTCCCCAGGAACGCCCACCTATGACGCGTGCTGATGTTGCTCTTGGCGGCATTATCGCTCGTTCTGCCGGCTATCCTACTCTTACTGGTTTCAGCGTATTCGATCAGAACTATGCGACGGTGAATACTCCACAGTCACCTGTTCCAACAACGGACAAGGGTGGTATGGTGAACTTCTATCGCCTTGGTTCTGGTGCTCGCGTTGCGCTGGCAATCGACCCCACCTTGATTACCTTGGAAGGTACTCTGATTACTTCCCAGGTTTCTTGGGACTTTGCTAACCAGAAGATCATTGCGTTTGCCACCACGGCATTGAACGTGAGGGTCTTACAGGTCAGGGCTTCGGGGTGTATGGTTCCATCATACAATGCTGGAACCGGATTCGTAACGTGGAACTACAACGGAGCAGCAGCGCTCTGTCTGCTGTAAGGCTACTCTCAACCTGAAGGCCGGGGCCTCTCTGGCCTTATCCTTAACCAAAGGAGTATCACATGGCTTCGATTGCTCCGGCATTCGTTCAGGTTCATCCTTCTTACATGATGCCTGATACCCTGATGCCGTATTCCCAAGCGTCTGGTGCTTTCGAGCTCCTGGCGTCAGGTGCCCCACTTGTCCGGCTTTCGGATGGTGATCTTTACGCTTACATCAAGCGTGTCGATCTTCGCACTCGCATGGCGGCTGGTCAATCAGCTTACAACCAGTTGCCAGGGGTCAATTTCGCACTGTCGCAAATCAGTGCGCCAACGTACCTCCTGCGAGTTCGTGCGGAGTATGACCATCACGATACGGCAGCTATGGCACGATGGGGCCTCAGCATCGTAGATGCACACCGGCTCGGTATGCGACAGGCAACGTTCCAGCTTATTCGGAATGGGCTTTTGTACGGTTTCAACCCGGCAAACGGCGAGGGGCTGCTCAACGCTACCGGAGCCACAGCTATCAGTCTTCCGGCAGATAGTGCGGGCAATTCGACTGTAGTCACCTATGACAACGGTCAAATGGCGTTTTTCCTTATTTCCCAGGTGCAGGCGATCAAGACCAGGACTAATCAGCTTGGAATTGGTCGTAAGTTCGTATTCGTTGGGCCGCAACGCACGCTCGGCGCAATGGAATACCAGAACATTGTGCAACTCACCAGTTACCAGCGCGTCGGTGCTGGTAGTCAGTCTACGGCAGGCGTCATCAAAGATGTTCTTGCTGTAAACGATGATGATATCATCTGGGCCTATGACGATACGCTTATCGGCAAGGGCGCAGGTGGTAACGATGCGGTGTTGATTGTTATGCCTGAGGTCGAACAGCCCAAGGGTTCGGCGATCAACACGAACGAATTTGCCAAACTCACACCGTCTATGACTGCTTGCACGATTCAGCTTGCAGATATGGCCGCGCCGCGTGAAATTCCAGTTCCGCTTGCTGGTGGTGCAATTGACGTGCTTGCTGAGCAGCGCGTCACTTCTGGATGGGCAGTTCGTCCGGAAGCCGTCACAATCGTGACGATGCAGTATCAGTAATCGTGTCTCCTCGGTGGTTGCTCGGCAAACTTGATTAGGGCGGTGGCCTCCGCCCTAATCCTTTTGGGAGGACTTCATGCCTGAATTGTTCATTGGTAATGTCTCCAAGCAGATTCAAATGTTTGCTTACCGTGTGCCAGAGCGGCAAGGAATCATTACTCAAACAATCCCAATAGGAACCCAAATTCGGGTTGCCCCTAACGGTATCAACACTGACTTATCTCCGCTTGAAGTAGATGCGATTATTGCTCAACATCGTGTGTATGGGATCAGGCCAGCAGAAGATTTGAAGGAAAATAGTAGTCCATTCAATGGGCTTATTTATTCTATCGGAAAACCTATTACCGTGGAAAAGCTTCAAAAAGCTATGCGGAAAAAGGACGATGAACTCAAGGAATTTGGGGCAAAAGTAAGGCAAGAGGCTGCTCTTGCAGTAAATTCGCAAATTGAAGAACAAATCGGTGCGCCTTTGCGCAACTTGGAAATGAGTTTTCAAGAAGAAGAGCCGCGTGGCGGGTACTCCGATGATTTGGACCATATTGCAGAAGGGGTTCGTGTTACTCGTGAAAGCAATGTAGCTCCAATCGAAGGAAGACGGTCGCGTAGATGACAGGTACTCCTACAGTAAAGGCTCCCACTATAATCATAAAAGTTGGTGAGCAACAAATCCTTACTCCTGAGTGGGAAAATCCTCAGGGTAGTGAAGTAGATTTAGGTCAACCAGACTCTTCTGGAAATCAAGTAGGTTGGAGTGTAACTCCTCATGGTATTATAGATCTTGCACCTAATCTAGCAGGTGAAGGTCAACCGGGAGGTGTTACAGCGAAAGTTACGGCAGTTGGATTAGGAAGTTGTACTGTGACCGCTACTGCTACCAGTGGATTAGTGAGTGCAGAAATGCACATCAATGTAGTGTCAGAAGGTCCTGTTAAAGGTGAAATGAAAGCCGAAGATGTCTGAAACGGCTGTCGCACCCAAAGCAGGTCCTCCCCTAGTAATTCCGCCGGGGGATCCAACTATAGAAGGATTTACAGCTTGGGTTTCGGCTGTTATGGGTGTGTCTGCCGGGGATATGCCAGATCCTACTACACTTCAGGTTGCTTTTGATCAAGCTTTAAATCTTACTTACTTAGGTCTACAAGGAGTTCCTAGTCAAGTTACAACGATGAGTATTTATGCTCAGGCTGTTTATAATCTAGGTGGACATTATTTAGTTGAATTTGCAGTGGATAACCCAAATTCCACGTTTTGGACAGATTTAAGGAATAAATTTGGCATCTATAATTTCACAGGTGGGCTCACAAACCAAGCTCATGACCAGGGAACTGGTGAAGGGATGTATATTTTTCCTATTTTTGCTGGCATGACAATGTTAGGTCTACAACTACTGAAAACCCCTTGGGGACGCGCTTATCTGGCGATAGCCGGTAGTTGGGGAACACTCTGGGGCCTCACAATATGAAGCTTCAATTCGGTGTTCGCGACATTCCCTATGCTGCCAGATACACGGCACAGTCGCCGTTAACCCCTTCTATGAAAAGAAGAAGGGCAACGATTTTATCTCCTCAACAACGAGGGTATGGACAAGGCAAGACCACCGGTCAAGTAGCTACTGAATTAGAAAAAAGATATGGAATTATGGAGACATTCTTTGGGTTTGAAGAAAATTTCATAGTTGAAAATTTTGAAAAGGCTTATGCAGAAGGTACGACAAACGGAATGAATTTGGGTCCTTGGGATGTTAAATGGGATCCTTTTCCTTTAGAAAATAGATTTGCGCGAACATTAACTGGTCGTAAATTTGATGGTGTAATTAAAGGAGTTCCTACTCAAGCTGCACAAAGAGGTGTTTCACATTTACGACGAAATCCATATACTCCTCGCGCGCCTCGCCCTAGCTTTGTAGACACTTCACTCTATCAACGAAGTTTCACAGCATGGTTGGAGCCGTAATATGCAGAATATCGGTTTGATCCTTTTAGTCTTCGCCTTCGTATTTGCTGTGATTGCAGCGTGCATCATGCAAGGGACAGGGCGCTGGAATTTCTTGGCAGCAGCAATCGCTTTCTGGATTGCCAGTGAACTGATTGGTGGTCTTGGGAGGGTTTTGCATTGATACAGTGGGCTGACCTAAGTTCAAAGGAACGCCTTATTCTTGGAGGCTTTATTCTCATTGTACTTGTATTGATCCTTCTAGCTTGGATTGGTTACTTTTCAGGTGGTTGGGAATCTGCTACTGATGCAGTGCAAGGAAAATGATAATAGAAAACTGCGAAAAATGTGGTGGCACACATATCGGATCATATGAGTGTCCTTTTACTGATGAACAAATTAGGATAATGACGATGGCAACAGAACCCTGTTCTCCCATCAGTAAACCAGGTGGTCCTCAAGGCAAAGGAACTCCTATGCCTAAGCCACCGAAGCCAACATCACCCGGTTGTGGTTCGAATCCTTCTGGGGGGAAGTAATGGCAATTCTGCCATATATGAGGCAGTTGTCGCTGGATTATTATAAGAATAATTTTCCTATAACTCCTGCTGTGGTGACTGCTCCGGCAGTATCTGAATTACCTTATCAGTTTCCTTCTCCTGAGCTAGGGGATCCTCTACCTCCTCCTACGGGTGGTGGTATTCCAGAAGCTCCTAATGATGGTAGAACATATGCTCGTCAGAGTGTTGCTTGGACAAGTACTTGGGAAGGTGGGTCCTATTAATGCCTTCCATTAACGACGCTCTTAATTCTAAACCTCCTCTTGGTGCTGCTCTCGCGCAGGGTGTCAAAACCCTGTCGATGGATCAACAAATTTCTTTTTCCCTTTATCAGCGTTATGTTTTTCCACTCGATGGCATGGTTTACTGGATAAAGGTTCCTTCCCAAGCCGGGTCTATTACAACCCCCGGTATTCAAACAATAGCTGGATTAGCTGCAATAACCGATGATGGTGGTGCTGCCATTCAGGTTGCTCCTGGTAGTTTTTGGGGTACGAATAGAGTTGTAGGTGGTAAGATTACTAATCCTCTTACTGCTGTTGACCAAGGACTTTCGACAGCAGAAGTATTATATTATGATTTTACTGGTCCTTCTTATTCGTATGTAACTGCGACTACTGGAGTTCTTCAACCAGGAGAAAGTATAGATATTCCAGATCATAATCCAAGTGGGGCATGGGTTACTTCTCCTAGTGATGGTCATAAGTTTTCATGCGTCGTGTATATTTCACTACCTTCTGTTACCTTACCAACTGATGTTAATGTTCAAGGCTCTTTTCATTATGCATCAACTAGCGAACAACGTGAAGATGCAACTGTAGATTCTAATGACATTGTTTTTACTTCATTATCTGAAATTCAGGCTTTTAATCAAATAGGTCCAAATAACCTATACATTGGGACATATAGGGACTTGTTGTTCGCGTTTAGCAGTCGTGCTAAATTGTACGAACAAGCTGATCTTTACCATTATCAAGGTGTTGCAGTTAAATCAACTCATGCAACACAAATTATTAGTGATCCTAGTCAATTTAATCCTACTACTATTCCTTCTAATTCCCTACCTATTTGGTTGAGTCTTTCTGGTTATGTCCCGCCGTATCCTACTTTTAATTGTCCTTTTCCTTTGTATCCATCTTATCTTGTGGACGATAATTTACCTCCTCCTTTCGGTTCAGTACATATAGAAGAAACAAAAGCATTAGCAATGATCCCATACATGGGTCCTAAAACACAGACCGCTTATCTGTGTAGAGATAAAGTTAAGATTCATTTATATGGGTTAGATGCAGAAGATGTAAGTGATTTTATGATTTGTGTAGAAAATTATTCTCGTGATTGGATGACTCTTGGATTTGCGAATAGCCCTGTTCCTTATGATGAAAAGCAGACTGCAACAGAAACAAAGACAATTTCTCAGCGTAAATCTATAGAATATGAGGTTAATTATCTGCAAACTGTAGTAAGAGATATAGCACGACAATTTATTCTTCATGCCAAAGTTCAATTTTATGATCCACAATTCTTCACTGATCAACCGGAGGTAACTCCCCATGCCACAGACAACTTATCTACCAGTCTACACGGCTGAATATCCTATTCTTGCCAAGGCTCAAAAGCCGGGTGGGGTGACAGTACTCTCAACAGTCAGCGGTGGTGATGTGCCGAACAAGCCGACATATGCTGCCGGTACAATCCAAAGTTTAGAGCAAACATTGGCGGCTGAAGCAGAAGCTGCTGCTCATCAAAATGAAGGTGTTACCGAGGAACCCGAAGATAATGAAGTACATGAAGAAGAAGTAGAAGAGGACGATGGGAACGGTGGAACAGTAAAGAGGAAGCGTACTGTTACCCGTTCCAGGACTACGACGACCCATCGTCGTCGATAATTTTAATAGAAGGAACGTGAACCATGGCCGTCCAAACTCAGTTTAGCACGGACCCCAATGCTATCGTAACGGTCCACGTTTCGATCATTGAGGCCCCGACCCCTATCAACTATCAACGTACCGGGGCATTTGTGTCCTTTGGTGCGACTTCTCTTGCTGTTGGAAGTACTGTGTTGTTGACACAGTTTGGTGATATCGAAATTCCTCCTTCTGACGACCCTGCTGGTCCTCCAATTCTTTTGGGGCCTGCGGCTGTTACGAGTGTGACCTGGGCAGCGGGAGTTGCGACAGTTACCACTACAGATCCGATGCCTGGGGTTCAAGTAGGTGATATGGTTCCGTT